GCAAGCGGATTCATGACAATAAACACTAAAGTACCATAATTGCCATTTATGGATGTTATATCAGCTGTGTTTCTATAAGCTACATCTCCGTCCATATCCAACGTCATCATATCAGTGTTGCAATACCAAGGAACTGGAATCACCACTGAGGTTGCTTCATTAGCAAATAAAAACGCATGAGGTCCAGTCAAAGCAGTATTTATAAGCAATGTTGCATCGGTGGGATATGAGGGCATAGGCGGAAGAACCGCAGCTAACAAACATCCAGCATGGCCGATTGTTCCGGCCATAGAGATATTAAGAACTAGATCAGAACGACCCAAGGCGGCCATTTTGAAAGCGTTCAACAAGTTAGGATTAGATCGAGCTATATCCCCGGGTAGAAAGCGAACAGCGCTACTAAGCACTGAAAATCTTTGCGCGGTGGTAGTATACATCACCTGATCTACAAAGAAAGGTCTCTCAATCCAAGGTTTAGCGTCGACGCGATACGCGTCGGGAATATTACTAACTTCATCAAACACTATATCGCGCTCGTTAGTATTATCTACTATTGTGCGTGTGGTAACAGAGGCTACCTCAGTAGTCATATTCTCATCTTGTATCTTAAAATCACTGTTGGTTTTTTCCATAAATTCATTGTCTATTTGATTTGGTTGTGCAATGATCCATTTTGACGGGTCTTTATCATTATTATAACCCAACTTCCCATTTTTACATTCTCACGCCTAGCTACCATCCTGAAGAGGGATGATATTATAACTGTATATCGTGAAGAACGCGCTATAGGTTGCGACCCTGTTTGTCCAGTTAACTCTGGGACAGTATACTGTCATTATAGCAGATATTTGTAATCCTTTCCCATAAGTCGCAAAGTTGTAATGTATGCGTCATCACGCGAAAGGATTGCAATTATCTGCTCTTCGGTAAAAAGAGCTTCGAAAGGGTAATATTCTAAAAAGAGGGAGGTAAAAGCTTGGTATAAAGCCTTACTATGCAGATATGCTTCAATCTGTACAGCCCGCATCTTTCCAGGTATTACTTCCGATGGGTCTTTCTTCCGGTCCATCCACTGTATCGTTCCTAGCAAAGTTTCAACACTTAAGACCCCAACATACTTTTTAAGTATTGGGTGTTGTCTAAAATGTCTCTTTACAAAAGTAAGATTTATGAATGGTTGATGATGGGATTTAATAGGTGTCTTATCTCCGTTGGTACACGTCATTCCAAGTGACGTAGCAACTTCATTGATAGTCTGCAAATTAAACCACTTAACATCATCGCCAGCAGATCCTATAACCTTGTCATCTCCCATGACAAAATCAACGACCCTGCTGAAATCAGTCGTTGTTGGTTCGTCCTTATATCGATATAAAGTCAAAGCTGTTATACACTTATTGATTAAACAATTCATTAATAGAGTCAGCCAGGTTCCTGATGGTAAGCCATGCGTTGTAGCATGCAATTCATCACCAATGAGAACACAAGATGAAGCCATGGAAGTTATGATGTAATCTAATACTTTACCGTATTCACCACGGTACTTCCTCTTAAAAGCATCTCCTATCAAATACATGAAACGTGCCATTATAGACCCGTCCCATTTTGAAAAATCAATATCACCTGTCACAGAACATTGCTGTAACTTCAGAGCTAACTCAGCGGTGTCCACGTATGGGTTATAACCCACACAAACACCAGTCTTCATTCTCTCTTTCTTAAAGTGTTGTACAACATCTCCAAAGATTTTCTTAGTCCACCATATATGATTTAATGGCATAACTCTAAAAGTCCTTGGAGACTTGACTTTATCTACCGTTCGTAATTCATCTTTGAAGCATTCCGTACTAAGCACGGAACGTATATCCACATTGTCATTCTCAATCGCTGACCGAAATTCGTCAAACAATTTATGAGCTGCTGGCAATATGGTTTTATCTTCAAAGTTGAAATACTCTCGTTTGTCCTTTAAACATCCATATCCATTGGATGAGTCCTTGTCTAAAGAAGTTATATCAGAGTCTCCGAAAGCGCAAACTTGATCGCTAATCCCATAAAATTCAGGAATTAAAGTATCGATGCACTCTGATATAAATTCCTCTTCCGATTCCGTAATTCTTCCCTGACACTTAAACGACTTCTCTGCTAAGCTCCGTAAGAGCTTTCGCGGAGAACCCATATGTGTAAAAGAAGGAGGTTCCTTTGTCCGAATAGTAGAAGTATCAACAGTAGTTAAATTGCCGCTGACATCATCTACTATAGCCTGTTTCAAAGCTTGAGTGTGAGGATTACTGTCTGCGTTAAAGACCGTAGGGATCAAATCAGATTCACTAATTACTCTGCTTGGTGTTATATAGTTATCAACATACCGTAAGCGAGCACCAGAGTGATCTGGTATGATCTCACGATCAAAAACATATTGAGTATCTTCACGGTGTAACACGATGGAGCGAATTTCTTCTGCGACGTTCCTAGGAGGAACGACACAAAATCCAATATCATCACCACCGGCGACGTGAAAGCCTACAATACCATGATCTTCAGAAAAGAGCACGGTGCCGCAGGCTCCACCAGCTGTTAAAGGATGAAAAAATCCTGATCCCTTCTTGTGAACGTAAGTACCGTATTGAACTATCTCATTATTG